GAAGTAATGGCTAAAAGATGGCAAGCAGATGTCGCTATACTCACAGACTTTAGGGTTGTCAAACTTAAAGACAACGACGAGCCACCACTTGAGATTATCCGTTATGATGTTTAGCTTTTTTCGAGCATCAGAAACTGTTTGCCTACCTAGTGTGGGCTTTTTTATGCATGTGATATACCGGCAATTAAATAGGCGTTATTTATTGTCCGCACCTTTTTAGCATATATTGGTATAATATGAGCAGGGGACACTATATGTTGCAAACTGTAACGATAGCATGGCATCCTGTTGAGATTGGCGGTATGCCGAAAAATGAAGGTGACTACCTCGTCGCATTTGATGATGGCGCAGTAGAAACCTATCCAATGTCACACCAAGACATAAAACGCGGAGAAGTGAAAGACGGGCAAACACATGGCCTATATTGGGCCGAAGGTATACCGTCACCTTTATAAACTATGAATCTATCTATCAGCTATAAGCAAACTCAAGACCTATTCCCCTACGCTATGAACAGTCGCACACACAGCGACGAACAGGTAGCGCAAATAGCCGCAAGCATTATGGAGTTTGGATTTACTAACCCGATACTTGTCGACGAAAAAAACAGCATTATTGCAGGGCATGGCCGCTTGTTAGCGGCAAAGCGTTTAAAGCTACCGACGGTGCCTACTATTGAACTCGTTGGGTTGAGTGAAGCACAACGTAAAGGCTACGTCATCGCAGATAATAAACTAGCACTAAATGCGGGATGGGATAACGAAGCACTTTTTACTGAGTTAAAGCGTTTGCAAGAGTTTGACTTTAACCTTGATCTATTAGGCTTTGAAACTGACGAGCTATCGCTTTTTCTCAATGAAGTGGACTTTGAGCCTGCAAGCGAAGAAGACCAAGGCCAGCTAGATGAACTAGACCCGAAGTGGGTAACTTGCCCGCACTGTGAAGCTCAGTTCGATTTGCGGGAGGTCGAATGAATCACGAAACAAAAAACAAAAACATATTAAATCGGTTTGAAGCTAAAGAAGGTGGTGCGCGTAGCAAAGCATTTCGTGTAGAACTAATTGATGGCACGAAGATGACTGTCGTTGACCTTAACTACGAAAGTATAGAATCTGTGGTTAAGTCAACAAAAAACAAATTCGGTGAGCGATTAAAAAGTGTCACAGAAGCCTAAGCTTAGAGTCGATTGGGCAAGCCACGAGGCCGCAAAGTTTGCCTGCGTTAACTGGCACTACAGCGGACTAATGCCTTCTTTCGGCAAGTTCGTAAAAGTTGGTGCATGGGAAAATGGCAAGTTTATTGGTGTTGTTGTTTTCGGCAGAGGGGCAAACCCTTCTTTGCTCAAGCCATATAATTTATTGCAAGATCAAGGTTGTGAGCTGGTCCGTATAGCATTAAGGCAACATGAAACCCCTGTAAGCAAAATACTGACAATTGCGTTAAAATTTTTAAAAAAAGCAAATCCAAAACTGCGATTAGTCGTCTCTTACGCAGATGTCGATCAAAATCACCACGGTGGCATATATCAGGCATCTAATTGGCTTTATACGGGACATAAAGGAAAAGGTTCTAGAAGCTCCTTCATAATAAATGGCGAAAAAATACATGCTAAAACTGTAGCATCAAAAGGTGTTAGGCAGACGCTAGAAGAAGTCAGAAAACATTTGGACCCTAATGCAGAAAATTTTTACACATTAGGCAAACACTGCTACATTATGCCTCTTGATAAAAAAATTCGGGCTGAAGTAGTTCATTTATCTAAGCCATACCCTAAGCGTACAAAAGAGCAGGCGCTAGGTGACCAACCTAGTCTGGGCGGTGCAACTCCGACCTGTACGCTCCAACCTAATGGCTAAAAACAGCGGAGGCCGTCCGCGAACAGACTTAAGTGATGCGCAAATAGCAGAGCTTGAAACGTTAGCCGCCGTTCTTAATCAAGACCAGATAGCTGACTATATGGGTATACCGGCAAGAACCCTTAGAGCAATTTTCGCTCGTGATGAGGCAGTTTCTGCCGCCTATAAAAAAGGCAGGGCAAAAGCTATTGGTAGAGTAAGTCAAAGTTTGTTGCGAAGCGCGACAGAAGGTAACACTACAGCGCAAATATTTTACTTAAAGACACAAGCAGGATGGAAAGAGACAGTCACCGAAGCACAAGACTTGCCACCTGTTGTTATAAACCTAACCCCTGATGTTGCTGACGAAACCGCAAACTAAAATTTTCACTAACACGTCACGTTTTCGTGTAGTAGTTGCTGGCCGTCGATTTGGCAAAACATTCCTTAGTACTGCTGAACTACTTAATAAAGCACTATCCGCACACAATCAGAATGTTTGGTACGTCGCGCCAACCTATAAAGCGGCTAAAGAAATTGCATGGGATATGCTTTCAGAACAAATACCACCGGACTATATAACAAGCAAAAACGAAACATCGTTGACCATTACTTTGCTAAACGGTTCAATCATTTCACTTAAAGGTGCAGAGAAGCCGGACAACCTACGTGGACGCTCACTAGACTTTGTCGTCCTTGACGAGTTTGCTGATATGAGGCCACAAGCGTGGTACGAGGTATTGAGGCCGTCTCTAAGTGATCGCGAAGGCGGTTGTTTATTTATTGGGACGCCTCGCGGAAGGAACCACTTTTATGACTTGTACGGCAAAGGGCTAGATAATGATGAAGGGTGGCAGTCATATCAATATACAACTATCGAGGGTGGTAATGTTGCACTATCAGAGATTGAGTCAGCGAAAGCAGATTTAGACGAGCGAACTTTCCAGCAGGAATACCAAGCAGAGTTCGTAAATTACAGCGGCATTATTTACTACAGTTTTAAGCGCGAGCAGTCAGTAATTAAACACGACGGCGACCGCCCTGTTATTCACGTTGGGATGGACTTTAACCTTGATCCGATGTCTGCCGTCCTAATGACCCGTAAGGGCGACACACTGCACGTATTCGATGAGATTGTGATGTTCGGCAGTAACACCGATGAAATGGTCGCAGAGATTCGCACTCGCTACGGAAATGGTACAATAGTCATATACCCTGACCCTGCCTCGCGTCAACGTAAAACGAGTGCAGGGGGTAGAACGGATTTGTCCATTTTACAAAACGCGGGATTTGAGGTGCGAGTAAGGTCATCTCACGCGGCGGTAAGAGATAGAATAAACAGCGTAAACTCGCGTCTATTGTCTAAGGATGGGCATCGGCGCTTGTTTGTAGACCCTAAGTGCAAGAAGGTGATCGAATCATTGGAGCGCCACACCTACAAGGAAGGCACCAGCCAGCCAGAGAAGGACGGCTTCGATCACATGAATGATGCACTAGGCTATGCCGTTGAATATCTATATCCCATACGCAAGGCTAACAAGCCGCAAGCCCCGCAGAGGTGGACGTAAATGTATTACGAAGATATTGAGTACCAGCATCCCGACTATGAAAACAATCTGGACCGCTGGGAGTTCTATGTCCGGTCATACATGGGTGGTCAGGATTACCGTGATGGCTCCTACCTAACGAGCTACCTTAATGAAGACAAGAACGCCTACTCGCGGCGTTTGGCACTTACACCACTAGACAACCATTGTCGCAACGTGGTCCACGTCTATTCGTCGTTCTTATGGCGTCAGCCGCCGACTCGTAACTTCCAGCAGATGGAAGGCAGTGCAGACCTAGAGGCGTTTATCAAGGACGCTAACCTCGACGGCCAAAACTTTAACAGCTTCATGCGTGAGGCTCAGATATGGTCGAGTGTGTACGGTCACGTATGGATTATGATGGACAAGCCGCAATCTACGGCAAGCACTAGGGCAGAAGAGTTAGACCAAGAGATACGACCATACGTCACACTGGTCACGCCTGAGAATGTCTATGATTGGAAGTATGAGCGGATGCCTAGCGGTCGGCATGAGCTTACCTACATGAAGGTGCGCGAGTCGGTAAACCGCATCGACGGCACAACGACAGAGACGTATTTCCGTATCTGGACCAAAGAGCAGATACAGCTGGTCCGTTACCTTGGTGACGAGGCTCAGATCGTTGAGACTATCGACAACCCTATCGGCAAAATACCGGCGGTCAACGTACCGGCCAACCGATCAATCGTTCGTGGCATTGGTATCAGCGACATCTCTGACATCAGCTATATGCAACAAGCGATCTATCAAGAGCTATCGGAAATTGAACAGCTTATCCGCATCTCTAACCACCCGACACTAGTCAAGACCTTCGACACTGACGCGACTGCTGGTGCCGGTGCAGTCATCAACATTAGCGATGACATCGACGCAGGATTGAAGCCGTACCAGATGCAACCTTCTGGAGCCAACCTAGACGCCATCAGAGCCTCTATAGAGGACAAGATCGACTCGATCAATAGGATGGCCCACATGGGTGCAGTACGCGGCACAGAGGCAATGACGCAGTCAGGCGTGGCTATGCAAACAGAGTTCCAGATGCTGAATGCCAAGCTGGCAGAGAAGGCCGACATCCTTGAGCTTGCTGAAGAGCAGTTATGGGAATTGTGGTGCCGGTGGCAGGGTCACAACCTGCACGAGGTAGAGGTCAGCTATCCTGACAGCTTCGACATCCGTGACTACGAGTCAGAGCTTATTTATCTACAAAAAGCCAAAGTGTCCGGTGTGCCTTCAGAGACATTTAACAAGGCAGTAGACAAGCAAATTGCTGATTTGATTTTAGATGATGAGCTACTGGCACAGGCGCATAATGAGATTGATGGTGCGACCACAGTGTTAGGGCAGTTTGCCACAGCACCTGTAACTGATGGACAGTGAAGAGCTCACCAAAGCACTAGCAGGGGCGACCTCTAGCCACGAGCGTCGCCTTTTGCGTGCTATAGAGCAGTTACGGAGTGGACTGACCGACTTGATGGCTGGCCTACCATTGAGTGACGGTCAACTGTTTGACCTTGATGCGGCCTTAGCACTTCGGACACAGATCGACGGTCTTGTCCGTGACGAATATCTGACGGTCATTGATGACATCATCCGTGAGTACCCCGATGCGGTAGCGTTGACGGGTGAGTTTATGGAGCAGTTCGCGGCGTTCAGAGTTCCGCAGAGTGTTATCGGTCAACTACAGCAGTTTAGTTTTACCGGCCATGAGCAGTTAGCAGATGAGTTTGTTGAGGCTTTATATCAGCAGGTGTACAACAACACGCTGTCAGGTACGCCTTTCTCAGCCAGCCTCAGTGAGCTTAACGGGTTGCTCGACGCTGACCTGCAACGGTACTCTAAGACTATGCTACATGATGCGCTGTTTGAGTTTAGCTCTAGCCTACAGCAGGCGGCGGCGGCAGAGGCAGGCATTACAAAGTTTCGGTACGAAGGCGATACAATAGAAACGACACGTCCATTCTGTCGTGGTCATGTCGGCAAGGAATACACTAGCGACGAGATATACGAGATATGGGGCGAAAGCTGGGCCGGTAAGAAGTCAGGCGATCCGTTCCGTGTAAGAGGTGGATACAACTGTCGGCACTGGTGGGTGCCAGTACCAGAATAGGAGACACACGATGCCATACAACAAGAAAGACAAGAAAAAGAAAAAGAAACGCGGTAAGTGATATAATTTAACCCACTCGAAAGAGGATTCGTAACATGAGCGATGAAATCATGGCAGACGCGGTAACTGAAGCCGCAGTGGAAACACCAGAAGTTCAGGATGTAAAGACGTTCACGCAGGAAGAGTTGGACCGAATAGTGGCAGATCGTGTTGCTCGCACTAAGCGACAGTACGATAAGAAGCTAGATGGTATCGACCTCGATGAAGCTAAGTCTCTTCTACAACGACAGCAAGAAGCTGAAATTGAGAAGCAGAAGGAGCGCGGAGAGTTCGAGTCGATTCTAAGGCAGACCGTCGAAAAGAAGGATCAGGAAATATCGACGTACAAGCAACGCCTCGAAAGCCAATTGGTAGACGGAGCGTTACTGACAGCGGCAAGCCGAAACAATGCAGTATCGGCAGAGCAAGTCAGTCAGTTATTACGTGGTTCGGTTCGGCTGTCTGAAGACGGCACCGCAGAGGTTTACGATGCGAACGGAACACCACGCTATAACGACCAAGGCGAGCTATTGTCCGTTGACCAGTTAGTCGGTGACTTCCTGACCTCGAATCCGCACTTCGTGAAAGCGTCATCAGGTGGCGCAGGATCGCAGACCGCGGTTGGTGGTTCTACGTCGAAACCTATGTCGGCGGTCGAAATGGAAGCTAACTGGAATAGCGGTGGCAAAGAAGCCTACCGCGCAATGATGTTAGCTAATAAATAAACCGCTAATCAAAGGAGATTCATCATGGCGGCTACTACTTCAACAACACTCGACGACCTGTTTGCAAACATCATCATGCAGGCTCGCTTCACCGCCGAGGAGCAATCGCTCATGGCTGGCCTTATCACTCGTTACGACATCGGCAATGTTGCTGGCAAGACGATCCAAGTACCTAAGTACCCAGCGGTTGCGGCGGCTGATCTGACTGAAGGCACTGACATGTCTTCCAGCACAGTATCAACCTCTAGCGTCACTGTTACTGTCGGTGAAGTTGGTGCGCAAGTTGTACTGACTGACCTCGCGGCAATGGGCGCAGGCAATCCTGCTCAAGAGCTTGGAACTGTATTGGGTAACTCTATCGCTACTAAGATGGACGAAGATATCATCGCTTTGTTTGATGGCTTCTCAGCTTCTATCGGTGCGGCGGCTCAAGAGATTACTGTTGCTGACTTGTTCAAAGCGGCGGCTACTTTGCGTAACAACAAAGTGAATGGCCCACTTTCAGCAGTGATTCACCCATACCACGCGTATCAGCTGTCAGCTAACCTGACTAACACCTTCGCTAACCCCAACGGTGGCGACCTACAGAACGAAGCCATGCGCAACGGCTTTGTAGGTTCTATCGCAGGTATCGACGTCTATCAGTCAGCTAACATCACAGTTGACGGAAATGACGATGCCAAGGGCTGTGTGTTTGGTCGTGAGGCAATGGCTATCGCCATGAAGCGTGACTTCAACCTTGAGACAGAGCGTAACGCATCACTGCGTGCCTTCGAGCTTAACGCGACAGCCGTCTACGGTGTTGCAGAGCTTGACGACAGCTACGGTGTAGAGATGTTCTTTGACGCGGCACTCTAAGAAGTACACGGCCCTTCGGGGCCGTTTTACTCAGAGGATTATATGGCAGTCAATTATCGCGGTGAAAGGTTCGAGGATTATAACGTGGCAAAGCGTACGCCACGGCATCCCTCTAGCTCGCACGCGGTTCTGGCTCGCTACAAAGGTGTAATCAAGCTACTACGGTTTGGCGCTCAAGGCGCGAAGACTTATCCACCTAAAGATGGTGAGTCAGCCCGCGACAAGGCCATGCGAGCGGCTTGGTACGCACGACACGGTGATACCCTAAAGAACGCAACGCCCTTAGATAAAATCTACTGGGCCGCGAAAGTGAAGTGGTGACGACATGGCATTTAGTGACGACAGCGATTTAGAAGCAATCATCCCTGACCTTTTTGATTTAGGGATACCCGCATTTACCGCTGAACATGCAAAGGCGCAGGCAGACGTAGAGCGTGAGATTCGCAATCAGTGGTGGCACCGCAAAGGTATCGCCGGTGAGATGAACCCTAGCTACCTGACGGACTCGCAGTGGACTCGCTCCGCTTCTTACCTCGTGTTGTGGAAGTACGCGTTACCACAACTGACTAACTGGGTTGACGATGACCGCTTCTTAGCCATGATTGACTTTTACAAGGCTCGTTATGGCGAAGAGCTTGACGCAGTATTTCAGGACGGCGTTGAGTACGACGCTGACAACGACGGTCAGGTTACAGATAAAGAGAAAGAAATCGTGCCGATCAATCGGTTAAACCGATGATTACAATCAGCATCGACACAAAGCCTCGTGACCTACGCAAGATGGTCGATAAGCTAGGCCGCACGTTTACTAAGAACCACAAGCGAGCGATGCGTAGAGCGGCGGCAGAAGGCTTGAACCGCATACAGAAGCGCACAAGCAAAAGTCTTGACGTAAACAACCAGCCCTTTAAGCCATACAGCAAGAAGTATGACGCGTTCAGAAAGAGGCGACCAAAGAAAGGCGAAAGCAAGCCCGTATTCGCAGACAGTAAAGTACGCTTAATATTTAGCAACAGAATGCGCAAGTCTATGCAGTCAGGCTTGAAAGGTGAAGACGGCTTCATATTCTTTGATAGCAGAACAGAGTCTAAGAAGGCGGCAATGAACAATAAGACTCGAAAGTTCTTCGGCTTAAACAAAAGCGACACCCGTGCTATCCGTGATGTGTACTTCAAGGGGCTGAAGATATGAGCGTTAGAGAAAACATCGCCGTCAATATTGTCACGGCACTGCAAGCCATTTCGACCCCTAACGTCAAGAAAGTGACGCGCGAGCCATTCGACTTTGACAAGCTATCGAACGCGCAATATCCAGCGATATTAGTACGCACAGCAAACGAGACGCGCGAAGACGCCAGCATCGGCGGCAGTATGTCGAGCAGGCAAGCGACTATCGACTACGAATTGATTTGCTTTGTGAAGCACAAGAACATCGACACGGCCCGTAATCAGATTGCAGAGGCTATCGACGAAAAGCTCGACGAGGATAGGACGCGTGGCGGTCACGCTATTGATACGCAAGTTACTAGCGTTGAGGTGGATGATGGTACAATAGACCCTGTAGGCGGCGTCATTGTCACCGTTCAAATTCTTTATACATACACACGCGGTGACGCGTAAGGGAGAAAACTAATGGCTACACATAAAGGTTCAACCGGATCGGTTAAGGTTGCGGCATCAGGCGGATCAGAAGCAGTTGTCGGCGAAGTACGCTCGTACAGCATTGACGAAGTGGCTGACACTATCGAAGACACCGTAATGGGTGACTCGGTTAAGTCTTACTTGTCTAGCCTCAAGGACGCGACTCTGACTATTGACGCGCTTTGGGATGACGCAGACGCACAGCAGTTAGTGCTTGATTCTGGTGCCGCTATCGATTGGGAAATTCACCCAACAGGAACAGGCTCCGGCGAGAAGTATTACGGCGGTTCTGGCATCGTGACTGCGAAGACTATCTCTGCGTCTTACGACGGGTTGGTT